TTTCTGGTAAACGGCGTGAACGAACAATTCGTAACTGGTTTCGTCAAAAGTGACCAGTTTCACTTTCCCGCCCGTACCAAGGCTGGCGCGATTGAAAATCTGGTCCACTTCCAAAAGAAAGCCGTCATAAGTCGTGGCGGCGGAAGTGAGAGTTTTGTTTCTCCACCACGTATTGGCGCCTTGGTCAATGTTTCCAACCGTTGTCGTAGTGGTCGGAGTGAAATCAATCAATTCGCCAATCGGTTCAATCGAGGAAGAACCGTTGACAGGAGAAATGTAAGGAGTTTTGAGACTTCCGCCCACCTGATTTGCAGAACCAAAAAATAGAGACTGCGAGAAAAATTCCTGCAATCCCATTTCGGCCTGTTTGATTCGGGATTTGACGAGATCGACCAACCGTTGCTTATTCTGTTTGACTTCTTTCATCGAATAAGCAATTGCAGCGGCACACTGACGCCATTGGAAAATCGCATCCGTAATGCCGTCAGCGGGAACCGTCGAAAGTTCATCGTATCCATCGTAGGAATCGGCGCCTTGCAGACCATACATCAAAGGAACCTGAATGTACGTTCCGCCGTCTTGGGATTCGTAAAGTTCCTTCTGAATAATATCAAAGAAGAAAGCATTCGTTGCCCCAATGTTGTCGATCAGTTCTTTTCTGTACGCCGCCAGAGAAAGACCGAAAAGTGAGTCTAGATTTACGGTTACCTGCGAAGGAGCAGACGAACCGCCGAAAGTTACGCTCATTTATTATCCTTTGGTTAGCTCTTTGAGAGCGAAATTGACCGATTCATTCAAGCTCATTTTTTTATCTGGCAATTTGGAATCGGTTCCAGCTGCACTACCAGAGCGAAGTCTTTCAGGCGCGTTTCCCGCATTCTTTCGGATACGATCCGCAGTTTTCTTTGCGGAAGTCTGCTGAGATTCGGTCACAGCGATGCTGTAAAGACGACGAATGTATTTCTCAACGGACATTGTACCGATAGGAATTTCTTCGCTAAGTGAAGCCATTTTGGATTCAAGCCTTTTGCTTTCACCCTTTGTTTCGCGCGCCAACTTCTCATAAGCAGTTGTAACATCGCGTTCCACTTGTGATTGGCGAATCTCTTGAAGACTCGCTTCATGCTCTTCGCGCTGGATTTCCAGGGCGGATTCGAAAGCCTTCCCTAATTTGGGGGCTAAGAACTTGTATTCATCACCGAGCGCTTCTGCAACAGCATCAGTAATGGTTTTCCTTACTTCTTTAACTTCCGCTTTTGTAGATTGCGGAGTCAAATGCAAACCAGCTTGGGCGGCAAGCGCTGCAATAATCGGCCCGGCGGTTTTCGGATCTCTCAACGCGAGATAAAGACGTTTCGATTCGTCAAGTTGAGCTTCATCCAATTCGCCGTCTTCAACGCCGTCTTCGCCGCTTTCATCTTCTGAGTCTTCTACTTCAACCTCGACAGTGGGTTCCCCAGTAGTTTCCTGAGCGGGCGCCTCGCCTGTAAGTTGCTTTTCGGCGTCCGCAATTGCAGTCTGTAAACTAGTGTCAGCCATTGAAATTCTCCTTAAGCAATACGTTGGTAATCAGAATACATGGGCCTGATATATTGGTTAAAATATTGACCTCGACTCCCTGAATTATTGAATTCTGCAAAGAGCCAAGGTTCAATTCCGTAGTAAATGTAAGACCCACGCTTCACAAAATGGATCGTCATTTCGTAATGTTCCGGGTCATATTCTAAATCCGACACACACTCTGATTCGTGCGGATGTGGAGTGAGCTGTTTGGAACTGAAATTTTCCCGTAATTTAAAATATGGATGTGCCATACTTAGCCTGCCTGTTGCGCCATTGGGAGAACTTTAGCAAGCTGATTTTGAATCTGTTGTCCCTGCGGCGGAGTTGCCTGTTGATTAATTTGCTGTCCGGCATTTCCATTTTGCATTGGACCCATTGCCGCCCCGGCTTGTTGCTGAAGTTGTTGCATCCGAGCAAATTCCATGAGAAGTGCCATTTTCTGGAATTCAGCAATTGTCTTTTCATTCCGGTATCCAATACGAACTGCAATTTCACGCACAAGATAAGGACTGAAAGCAACCATCGGGAATTGAGTAAGAGTAGACAGAAATTCGAGCAGTTTTTTCTTCTGATCCGCCTGTTCTGTCTGTGACATAGAAGTAAGATCTACGTCAATTTTAAAATCGTAGCCATCTTTCAAGTCCTCGGCGGTGACGTATCGCATCGCAGCTTTGCGAGTCTGAACAACACCTAGAAAATCTTCTGTTCCTTCCGGGGCGGAAAGCTCAACGAGCATTTTCCCCGTAAATTTTTCATTGACAATAATAAGAATTCCACGACCAATCTGACAAGCCCAATTTACAATCCGGTCCCGTTCTTTTGTTTCCCGCAACGCGGATCTCTGGTTAACGATTTGTGCCTGAGTTGCTGTCGTTCGATCCGCAACGCCCCGACTATCGTCAGAAGTACCAGAAATTCGATTCAAATCGTCTGCACTTGTGGCGAGAGATTCGTTTAGAGCGGCACCGAGATCTGCATTTTGAATTGGCGAGATACTTTCAGGTGCCTTGACTTTAATAAGGGCGCCATCTGGTCCAGTTTCGAATTTCTCAATCTCTTCGTCATCAATTCGCCCCTCCACAATTTGGAATTTCCGCACAAATCGGCGGCGGTGGGCACGCAACATTTCGCGTGTTTCATTAAACTCATCTTGAGGGGAAAGCCAGTGAAAGGCGGGCGGTATTGGATAAAAACCTCCGGTGCGAAGGCGTTTATCGGGACGCAAATCGTACAAATTGAGGTGTTTAAATTCTTTCTGGAACACCGTAACACAGGGAGAATCGACAATAAGCAGACGATTTATGGATTTTAGGTCCCAAATATGCCAGAGTTTGACTGAATTCCGGCCACCGCTCCGGTTTTCTAATGAATCGATACTAACTTCCCGGTCTGCTTCGTAATCTGAACCCTGAATATTAGCAATTTTATCCCGATTCATCAATTTCGGGAGAGCAAGTAGCTCATCTCTATCTACATATTCATAATATCCACACCATCCGCACCTGTTGAGATACTTGTGATCATTACCACCGATAATAAAAGTCCGGGCGGGAATGTGCTTGATGTAAACCCGCTCGTTAACGGGAATTTCAGGCGGTTCTTGGACAATTCGGAATGAATCTCTGTTTCCGTCCCTTTCAACATCTTTACCAAGCAGTGGTTTCGGCGCATTAGGATTTATAATCCAATCGGCTGAATAGCCAACTTCTACGAGTCCAAAGGCAAAGAAGGACTCTTTGTATGCTTGCTCCAATTCATCGGTATAATTTAATTTGCTGTCATTTACAATTTGATTTAGGGTATCTTCCTTGAGCTGGGCGGATGCGGCTGCCGCTTCGAGATCCCACTCATTCCCTTCACGGGAGGAAACTACATACTTAGGGAAAGTAGGAATGAACTCAGCAATCTTAATCTGGATGGTTTCGTAGATCTTATTGATTGTGTAAGGAGTGTAACCAGCGTCGGCGGCGAACTTCCATTGGAAACCTTCGTAATATTTTTGGAGAATATTTACCTTAAAGAGATGCTCCCACGCCTCTTTGTAACGCTTCGCAACACTAATACGCTGCGACCAGATTGTATCATCTACTCTTTGACGGGGCATTTTCTCTCGCTAGTTCGACATCGCCTGAATTCTTTGATTCCCACGCTTTACCATCATTTGATACCATTTTATAGATCGTTCTGGAACTTTTCGTTTCGGGAGTGATTTCCCCCCGCCATGAGCGGCAACTGCATATCGAACACAATCGTAAGCGTGATCGGCCACGGACTCTTCTCTATCATCACAGAAAATTTGTTTTCCGTCAACGTAGCCAAGAGATTTTCGTCGTTGAGACTGGAGTTCTTGAATTGCATGATAACAGCCATTTGAATATTCAGAAGATTTCTTGATAAAATAAATCCCAGGGGCGGGAGATATCATCGTAGTAGGATGTTTGTGAATGTTCCCCGCCCTGAGAAGTTCATTGATTCGGTTCCGGGTTGCAAATTCGTTGTTGTCCCCTGGAATCCAACTCAGGGGAGGACCATCAATTCCCTTATCCATGTATTCGTCAGATGTGGTCCAAAAACTTCCGTCCTTCTGCCCGGTCTTTTTAAAAATTTGGGGATCAGCGTAATTTCCACTGTACTTTTCAGTCCCAGAAAGTTCAGAGATGGCGCGGCGGTGATAAGATATCGGTTGACCGGGAACGTAATATTCGCGATAAAATATGAGATTGCCATCCAGAGCGGCAAGCCAAAGACAACTAGTAGGGCTGGCATCACCGTGATCCAGAATTCGAAATAGATTCCCTCGCCGTTCGATTCTTTCCATTAGTTCTGGGGAATAATCTAAAAGGCTGGCAGAGTCTAATCTGTGTATTTGGGCTGAAGAAATCCCCCACTGACCTCTAATATATTTGTCAACCCATTCAGAGTCATGACTAAGGGCTTCTTCATAAGTTTCCTTACTTCCGAGTTCGGGGTCCCACTCTCCCTCACAATAGAAGAAATTAGGTCTACGTTCCAGCGAATCGGGGTGGAACTTTCTAAAGATATAGTGAAATTGGGTGTCTGGATTACAGAGCAACATATTATATGATGGGGCGATTCGCTTGCCAGTCTTAGGATTCGTTGGCCATTCAGGATAGTTATCAAGGAGCTGCGATGGAATTTCAGCATTGTCCCATCGGCCGATTCTACCATCAAGAACATCGAATACCTTCTCTTCTGTTTCCTCCGCCTGATCTACCAGAGCGGAATTAATTTCAAGTCCACGAAGTGTCGACTCGTCTACCTTATCGAGATGGAGCCAATAGATTACGGAGCGATTGATAAATTCGGTAAAGCCATCTTGTTCGTTGTGGCGCTGGATAATTTCTTTGGGGCAGATTTTGAAAAATGTTTGCATCGTCGTCTTTTTCAGATCGGCGAATGTCTGCCGCGCGATTGCCATGCGATAATTTGGAAATGTACTCAACAGAGTGAAAGCTTTCAGGCAACCAGAATAAGTTTTGCCATTGTTAAATCCGCCTGAGAAACACTGATTGCGCGCGGTTGAGTAATAAAACTTTCGCTGCGCCGGATTTGCGAATTTAACTGTTAGGTCCATGAGTTTAATTCCGGGCGGAAAAGAAGGTGGATGACTCTCCCGCCCGGAAATCAGCTATTCAGTTACCGGAGGAGAAAACTAAACAGCTGGAGGTGGGGGCGGCGGAGGTGGAACAATTGGCGCCGCTTTAGCTGCAATTGCCTGGAGAACTGAAACCTGGGCGGTTGAGGCATCCGAAGTTGCCTGCAATTTGGTTGCGAATCCCTGTAACTGTGTAACCTGCGCATCGGTCAAAGCAATTCCAGGTTGAATCTGCTTTAGAAGTGCATCAAGTTCCGTAGAAATAGTTTGATCCACCGTCGCAATTGTCGCCACATTCGAAGCGATTGCATTTGTGGTGGTATCGATTTTACCCAAGAGATCTGTCAATTCCTGTTCCGTCAAAGCCATTTTGTTAACTCCGGTTTGTATCGAATCTATTTTCGCTTCGATTCGAGAAAGTTGAGTTTGGCTACCGCCGCCCAGTCCGCCCGACAGACTTTCCAAAAGCGATTGAAGTTTGGGGTCCAAAGAAACGGTAACAAAAATTTGCATAAGACCGCGCTTACTTGGCTTTTTTCTTAAAAATTCCAACAGCATTGAAAGTTGCCACAATTTGAGAGATAAGATTAATTACAACAGGGGCAAGAGCGGCGCCGGCGGCAACTGAATCCAAAACCAATTGTGCTTTGGTGTTTCCGGCAAGTGTAGGGGCGTTTTTCTCTACCGCCAGAACTCCGTTGAGAACGGCGCCAATAATTGCGAGCGGCAAAGAAGTCGGGGCGGGGGCGGGAGTCGGATCAGGAGTCACGGGAGTGGGAGACACAATCTTTATTTTCCTTTCTGGGCTTTCGGGGCTTTCTGAGAAGAAATCCGCTTTGCAAGATTCTTGCGCGGCGTTGAGGCAAAATCGTGTAGTTGCTGGTGGGACATCTTAAGAAGTCCGCGGTTCCGCTTGTAGAGTTTATCGGGATGGTGCTCCGCGATAGCCATTGCAATTTGTTGAACTTGGGATTTACTTGGCACCAAGAACTCTCTTTAAATTCGGGTTGTGTTTCTTTGCCGCTGCGGAAGCGTTTCGAGTGCGGGCAGCCAAAATTGCGCCTGCAACTTTTTTCGAATAGCCTTCCCGCTCAATCTTGCTCTGGACATTTTTGAAACCAGGGTGTTTCATTCTTTACCCTTCCCCTTCTCACCTTTTTCAAAGTGAGCGACAATGTGGGCCAGCATTTCCTTGTGGTTTTTGAAAGCGTGTTTTGGGTTTGGATAATCATCGGAATAATGTTCAACAACATATCCGCCATTTTGAGCTTGTTCAACAGTAACTCGCTTCGGCCGTTTAGCCTGGGCTGCTTTGTGCTTTGCTATTTCTGATGCAGAAATCAGTGGCATTTTTACTCCTTAGGGTAAGGTTAATTCCTCTCCATCCAAATCTGGAGATTTTTCGACCAGGAACATTGCGAGTTCTTCAGTCATCTCAGAAACTGAAAGTCCAATTTGAGCGTTGTCACGGGCAAGGTCCCGGCGGTGGAGAGTCCTGAAAACGGCTGCTTGAATATCTTTCGGGTCCATTTAGTTTTCACTCACAAAATTTTATTAAATCAATTTCGATCTTCAGGTGCATCGTTTGAGGAATTCCATCTAAAGAATATTGATGACCCTCCGCGCGCACGATAAATCCACTTGTCGGCGCAGAGGAGCATGCATCTTCCACAATCTCCGCTACCTTGTTCTTGATGTTTTGTTCCGGTTGAGCCATTTCCGGGATATTAGAAAACTGATTCTTGAGCGAACGACCAACCGCCTCGCCCTTACCCATTGCTGATACCGACCAACTCATCGTCTTTTCTCCTTAGCCCTCTGCGTGCAAATTTTCCATTTTGTCCAGATCCACTACCGCCGGGCGAACGTAGACGAATCGGAAATTCATGAAGTCACAATGCTTTTTCGCCCGCTCCGCAATGACTTTCATATCGGTAGAGGAGTGGTAAAAAAACAAAAATTGTGGATGGGGATTTGCACCTTGCCTGTAATACAGGATGTAAAGAATTTTGCCTGCCAGAGTGGGCAACATCTGTGCGGTGTTTTCAAGTGGGGCGGTGGCCATATTTACCTCGGAATTAGAATAGGGTTACAGCTGGAAAATTCAGAATCGATAATATTGATAGTGACGTTGAAATTGGACCTCTCATCTTTTGAATCCAGAAGTCCGTTGAGTTGTAGGGCAGCTTTTG